CCAAAACATTATCAGCTTTTGTACAGGATACGGAGGTTTGGAGCGGGGTATCCGAAGAGCGGGCGTGGATGTTAGAACAGTCAGTTACTGCGAACGGGAAACATATGTCCAAGCAGTATTGGTTAAGGAGATTGAAAAAGGGAGACTTGATTCTGCTCCAATTTGGACAGACCTTGCGACCTTCCCATCAGCAGAATTTTACGGAAAGGTACACGGCCTCACTTGTGGATATCCATGCCAACCGTTCAGTAGTGTCGGGAAAAGGAAAGGGAAAGACGACTCAAGGCACTTGTGGCCAAAAATTAGGCAACACGCCAGGGCAATTGGAGTTCAATGGATATTCGCCGAAAATGTCGAAGGACACATATCGCTTGGACTCTCAACAGTCATTAGCGACCTGGAGGAAGATGGTTTTAAATGTGCGTGGGGAATATTCTCGGCGGAGGAAGTTGGCGCACCGCACCAAAGGAAAAGAGTTTATATCTTGGCCCACACCGCGAGCCGGGAACCCCGGCAGTCGCAAGCCCGGAACAGGTGGGAGAGTACTGTCGGAGGAAGCGAAGAAGTACGCTGGCCGTCAAGGCCAGGAGAATCTCAGCAAGAATGGGAGCCACCGCGAACAACTATCACCCGATTGGGTGGAGTGCCTAATGGGACTACCTATCGGAACCAGCGACTTATGTTGCTCGGCAACGGCGTTGTCCCCCAAACCGCAGAACTAGCGTGGCGTACACTTTGGAAACAGATCAATGAAAATACAGATCACTAATTACGATACCACGCTAACCGCAGAGATCCCCGATGGGAGCGATCTTGCACAGACTTTAGGGGCGATCCGCGTACTGCTTATAGGTGTGGGATTCCATAAGGATTCAATCGATCAATATTTGGATTTGGATGATGAACAACTTTGAGGGCTACTCTCTGATGGGCGGTATTACCGCGTCAGGAAAACAGAGACAGGACACCTCGGCGACACTCGGTCGGGAGAGTAGCTCTGTTTTTTACAATGATGGATAACGACCATTTCGAGGTATCCGATTGGGATTGCTTCTTCCGCGATTGGCCAACCTACGCAGAGGTGTCTGATGGGTGGCATAAGTTTTGGGGAAATACCCAGCTTATCCGCACATATCGCGATAAGAACGGTAAGAACATCAAGGATAAGGATGGGAATATTCTCGTCACTCGCAGTACCACACCGAGGCAGATGCCTATGGGGCATGGCGTTTCGGAGTATATGAATTATGCAAGACCCAAGAGATCAGGTTAGGCACGAAGCGAAAATGCTTGTTAATCGATGGGACGCGGAGTGTGACCTTGATGAGTATGCCATAGCGAAGGCGGTAATGGAGGGTCTAAACGAGTGGTTGGAGGAAGATGTTTTCGAGTTTGATAGCGAGATCGATCTAGAGGAGGACGAATGAATATATACAAATCTACAGGTGAGAAGATGGAGAGTTGGCCACAATGGGTGGCACGATTAATCAAGGTAAACCAGGAGTTGCGCGAGGAGATTGCTGAGTTAAAGAAGAAGCTCGCAGAGAAAGATGACAAGTGAACCAGCGAGTCAAGCCGGGTTGTCATCCGATCTTTTGGATAAGGTACGGCAGAGCGATACCCGAATCAGCACAAGAATTACCACAGTGCGACTTGAGAAAGCTGGGTCCCCCATGCTCGAAATTCGACCAAGAGACATTGGAACGGATCAGGAGGGTTGGGCAATCGGTAAAGAAGAAATCCCGTGCCAAACGCTCGAAGACGCGATCATCATAGGGATAGAGATATTAGCGAGGGGATGATTAATGTACTATCATTAGGAGCGGGTGTTCAGTCATCCACAATGGCGTTAATGGCGGCAAAGGGTGAGATTACACCGATGCCCGATTGTGCTGTATTTGCTGATACCCAAGCAGAACCGCAAAGTGTGTACGACTATTTGGATTGGTTGGAGGAGCAGTTGCCGTTTCCCGTGTATCGGGTGACTGCTGGAAGTTTGACAGAAAAAGCACTCAAGCCATTTAAGAGAAAGAGTGATGGCAAGCACTACATGGCAAGAGAAATACCTCTTTATGGTATTTTACCAAACGGTAAAAAAACAGGCGCTATTGGAAGGCAATGTACTAATGACTTTAAGATACAACCTATACTTAAATTTATTAAGAATAAGTTTAATATAAAACGGGGAGAGAAGGTGTGTAAGGTGACTGAGTGGGTTGGTATTTCTTGGGATGAGTTACAACGAATGAAAGACTCAAGAGTGTTGTGGTCACAAAAGCGTTATCCTTTAGTTGAGAAAAGAATCTCTAGGATAGGTTGTAAAAAATGGTTAAAAGCTAATAGCTACCCTGAGCCTCCTCGAAGTGCCTGTTATTATTGCCCTTTTCATAACAACGAAGATTGGAGACATCTTAGGGACACTGAGCCTTTAGAGTTTCAAAAGGCTATCAAATTCGACAAGGAAATCAGGCAGCAATACGCAAAGTACGATAAAATGAAAATGCCTGTATTTTTGCACTCTTCATGCAAGCCTTTAGATGAAGTAGACTTTAGGACTGACGAGGAAAAAGGTCAACTCACATGGGACTTCATGGCGGAGTGCGAAGGGATGTGTGGGGTATGAGAAATTTCCTATTAGCGTGGTTACAAGTTACTTTAATTTGCTTAAACACTTGGCAAATCGCTAACGAGAAGATCGCTGGTGCATTGATTGTTGGTTTTTTAATCAGCCTAGTTTGGACATTTAATGTTCAAGATATCTCGCGTTCGGGAATATGGACGAAAGTTAGTTATTCTTTTGGTGCTATGTTTGGCACAGGAACCGGGTTGTTTTTATCCATCGCTATTTACGGATGAAACTTACGCTCCAGCCCGATGAGGTACAGGTCTGCCAAATGGTTGGGCGGATGCGTAGTCTTATTGCCCGTGGTAACGGGGTGCGAGATGCGAAGATGGGGAACCACGATGGCGCGGAAGCGGATGTGATGGGCATGATGGCGGAGTATGGATTTGCCAAGCAGATGAATACATTCCCTGATCTTGGCCTTACTCCGAGGAGCGGGTCTGCGGATGGGGTGATGGCAAGCGGGAAGCGTTATGATGTGAAAGCGTCCAAGCACAAGGGCGCGAGGTTGCTTAGTACGCTCAAGGTAAACCCCGATGTGGATGTGTATGTGCTATGCGTGGTGGATGGAAGCACTTTGGATTTTAAGGGATGGGCGTGGAAGCACGAACTCATCAAGGACGAAAACAAGAAAGACCTTGGGCATGGCGTGGGCTATGCGTTGGACCAAGATAAGTTAAGGAGGTTCAATGCCTAAATTCACCTACGCAGATGAAATAGACGCGAACTTTGGTATTCCGTGGACAGATGATCTGCGGTTTAACAAGGGCGAGCTAGAGTGTGCATTAACCGAGGAACAGGTTGATGCGTTACCACAGGAGCGTGCAGAGATGCTTAGTCGCTTGCTGATCGACCAGCCTCAGTCAGAAGTGGAAGATCCAATCCAATGGGGTTGGACTCTTCCTGGGTGGCGTAGGGTGATGGAGAATTGGAAGGATACGAAGATCCATGTAATACTCGGCGGGAATCGTAGCTCAAAGACGATGTTCGCGTCTCGTATGCTGGTACACTTAGCCCAATCTATCCCCGAAGCTGAGATTCGTTCAATGCATGTTACCGAGGAGCGTTCGATCTCTGATGCACAGAAGTATATTTGGCAAAACTTACCAGCACGCTACAAGCGGGCAAAGAAGAAGAGCGAGAACCACAGTTTGCAGTACAACCAAAAGAATGGGTTTAACTCTGCCAAGGCGATACTTCCGCCCACCACACCGGGTGCGGAGCGTGGAAGTACAATATATTTTAATAATTATCGGCAGTATATGGCAGACCCTCAGATATTCGAGGGTTGGTCTGCCCACGCCATCCACTTAGATGAGGAGGTTCCCGAAGGTATCTTCAATACTCTGCTTGGTCGTACCGTGGATTATCATGGGCGATTGATCCTTACTTTCACAACCTTGCAAGGATGGACACCTCTGATCAACAGCTTGCTCAAGGGTGCAGAGACGGTGCAGTCCAGGTATAGCGATATTATTGGTAGGGAGTTACCTACTGAGCAGATTTGTCACAATTGGCCGGACTGCCGAATCTATTATTTTTGGACAGAAGATTCCCCATTTATAGACGGACAGGAGTTAATTCGCACATACTCCCGGCAACCATTAGAGGCAAAACTCGCCCGACTCTATGGTATACCGTCCAAGGCGATGGAGGGGCGTTTTCCAAAATTCAACCGCGAAACGAATGTTGTGCCACACGAGAAGATCCCCTTCATCGCCGATCCGTCCACTCCATGCACGCGGTACTTCGTATGCGATCCGGGAGGAAGCAAGCCGTGGGTGGCGATATGGGCGGGTGTGATGCCGGATGGGCGCATATACATATACCGCGAGTTCCCCGACAGCACGATGGGCCAATGGGCGTTACCGCATGTCAATGCCTTGGGTAAGAGTGTGGGTAAGGCGGGTCCCGCCCAGCGTCCGCTAGGGTGGGGGTACGAGGATTACCGCAACCACTTCGAGGACTTGGAGGATGGTGAGGATATATTTGAGCGTATTGTGGACCCCCGCATGGGTGCGGCCACGGTGCGGACAAAGGAGGGCGAGAGTAATATCATTAACCAAATGGCGAACCTCGATTTTGTATTTCGCCCCGCTCCTGGCGTGGATATCGAGGCGGGTATTGCCAAGATAAATGATGCACTATCATGGGATGATTCCGAGCCTATGACTCCGCGTAATCGCCCAAAGCTCTATATATCAGATAATTGCGACAATACAATTACCTCGCTCTTGGAGTACAGCGGGCAGAGTAGGGGTGAACATTTCAAGGATCAGATAGACTGTATCCGTTATTTACTCGTTAGCGGGGCCGAGCATATCACAGGTGCGAGCCTCCAATGTACGGGTGGTGGCGGGTATTAAGTTGACGAGTCAAGGACAAAAAGCTACATTGTGCTACGCATGCACAATTCCTCTGATCCCGAACTCTTGTTCGTTTCCAAGGAACCCGACATAAACTATCTGCGGGATACTTACCGTGAAACACAGTCGAGCCTTGGCGAATGGATAGATCGTAGACAACGCGACTACGATGTCCGTAATTGTTTATGGGCGGGCAAGTCGAATGATTTTAAGAAGCATTCTGCAAATTCCGAAACAGGCGAGGTATTCCCTTGGCCGGGTGCGAGTGATCAGGAGATACGCTTGGTTGATAACCAAATAAACAAGTGTGTGGCGATGTGCTTAAACTCGGTACGCCAAGCTCATGTGGTGGCTACACCTGTGGAATCCAGCGATATTGAGCGTGCCAATGTTATCTCTTTATTTGTCCGTTGGTTGGTAAATACCAAGATGGATGACTTTTACGATCAAGTGGAACTTGGGTTAAACCATCTCTTTGAGAAGGGAATGATGGTCCACTATGTGTATTATGAGTCTCAAGACCTAAAGCAACAGCAGTCCATAAAGTTAGATGAGATTGCCATAGCTATGCCACAGATCGCCGAGGCGATCCAGGATGGCAGTATGGACGAAGAGTTGTCCGCCGCTATGTCCGAGCAGTTCGATGTCTCCAAGAAGAAATCGAGAAGTATGCTCAAGGAGTTGCGCAAGGAGGGAGAAACCACCATCCCTGTCACTCGTCAGGTCATTAGCCGACCACGCATCAAAGCTCTTGCTCCTGACGAGGACATTTTTTGGCCTAACTACACAATCGACCCACAGGAAGCACCCTATGTTTTCCATGTGCTTAACATGACTCCCGAACAACTCCGCTCCAAGATACAGACCGAAGGGTGGAGCGAGGAGTTTGTGGATAAAGCGATAGAATCCGCAACCATTGGGGAGAACGATGTCTACACCCACAACCTTAGTTTACAGGACGAGATCCTCCGCGATGACGATGAGACAATCCGTATTGTTTACTGTTACCAACGCCTGTTGGATGAAGATGATATCCCAGGCATATTCTGCACCGTATTCTGTAATGAAGTTCCTGACTTATATGCAAAACATACGCTCATGGATTATGGGCATGGTGGATACCCTTTTGTCGTGTCCACTTATGAAAAAACTTCTAAAAGGCTCTACTCCTCCCGCTCCATCCCGGAAGTCGGCGAGCCGTTCCAGCAAGTCATCAAAGTCGAAACGGACGCGAGCATCGACAGGCAAAGCATCGCCACGGTCCCGCCGCTCGAACACCCGCTCGGCCGCGCGCCGTCCAAGTGGGGGCCGGGGGTAAGAGTACCTTACCGCACACCTGGCGAGATCCGCTTTGCCGATACCCCACGCTACGATGCGGGTTCCACCGAGGTACGCAGATTTGTACAGGAAATGTTTGACCGCTACATGGGTAACAACGCACCAGGCGTGGACCCTGTGGAGTCGCAGATCAAACAGCAAAATATCATCAACCGAGTACTGCACCACATGAAGCATGTGATGGATCAAGTCTATAGCTTGTACCAGCAGTACGGGCCTGACCAAGAATACTTTAGAGTCACAGGCGTACAAGACATGCAGAAGTATGCAAAGGGCAGACCTGGAGAACGATTTGACTTTTACATGCAGTACGATGTGGCTACTCAAGACCCTGAGCAAATGCTCGAACGGGTAAAGACGATTGGCACAATCGCTGGCACGATGGATAAGAATGGCGTGGTCGATACCGAGCAACTCCTTGCTATGGCAATCGGGCAAGTTATGCCGGGTGCGGCAGAGAAAGTAATCTTGCCCAAGGAGACTGCCACACAGAAAGCGATGGAGGAAGAGCGTCAATTAATCGCCG